GCTCGGAGTCAATATTCCTGCCCTGTCCAACACCGATTCACCGAACGTGGACCAACTCACATGGTGCCAGTATCTGTCACCATTCTATGGTGCAAAGAGTTTGGAGGCCACTTCCAAGAACGACGCGAACGACTACAGAAGCACACAACACAGTTATGGATTTTGGGCCATACCACCTGACATAGACACAGAGGTCTTGGTGATATTTGCCAAGGGCGAGTTTGATGTGAGGCAGGCCTTTTGGATAGGCTGTATTCAGCAACCATTGGTCAATCAGCAGGTTCCCGGATACGGTTCTTCGAGATTCAACATCAGAGGACAGCAGGACAACAGAGAACTTGCGAGATCCGGACAACGAAACTATGGCACGGACTTCCTTCCGGTTGGTGAAAAAAATCGTAGATTGATAGAAAATGCACAGACCGATGCTTTCGCAAACAGCGTTCGTTACCCAATCAATGATATAACTGCACAACAGTTATTGGACCAAGGACTAATAAAAGATGATATAAGGGGTACAACAAGCAGTAGTGCGAGAAGAGAAACGCCTAGTAATGTGTTTGGTATGAGCACTCCAGGCAGAATTAGGCCAGACAGCAGGACTTTGAACATTGGGGTCGAAGACGCCCCTATCAGGCCTGACAGAAATCCAGGACATAGTTTTGTTATGGATGACGGTGACGTCAACGGCAACAACCAACTGACCAGATTAAAAACCGCAAGTGGACATCAGATACTGATGCACGATACACAAGGGGTGGTTTACATTGCCAACGGTTCGGGTAATAGTTGGATAGAAATGTCAGGAGACGGAAAAATTTATATCTACGCACAGGACGGTTTTAATTTAAGATCAGACGGAAACTTTGATCTACACTCTGGTGGTGACATTAATTTTCATGCCAAGGAAAATATTAAATTTACTGCTGAAAAAGAACTAGTCAACAATGCAAATTTTGTTTTTAATGTAGGCGAAAGCGGAGTGTTTACATCTTCACAAAAAGGCAGTGTGGCCACATATGGCGAGACCGGCATCACATCATTTAGCGGCGGACAACAACTCCATGGTGCGAGCGGACGTATAGACCTTTCAGGCACACAGGTGCATTTCAATTCGGTTCCTGCAAGTTCACAATGGGGACCAACATGGTTGGATGCACAAGGCGCCGGCATTGTATTTGACGAATCACAAAACGATGTTAACTTGACAGTAGGCAAAGGTGAAGTGCTTGAAGTAGGCACAAAGGCAACAAAAACAACAGTGCCAAACCTTGTCACACACGAACCATTTACAAGGGCACCATCTGCCATATATGAATCGGTATCACAATGGACCGATCCCGTTAAATGGGCAAAATTAAGTAAGACACCAGGTACCTTGGAATTCATGGCACAAAAAAATAGAGAAAGTGACAATGAATATGTAAAACAGTTACAATTTTTTGCTGATCAGAAAAAATATCTCACAGATCAAAATCTGCTAGAAGTGAAAGGTAAGGACTTAAATTTCCCAAACGAGATATACAATGCGGCTACAAAATTCAAAAGTGCGGAGTTACAAAAACTATCAGACAATTTTACCTCCACATACAATAAAATTTACAATGTACAAACTGTTGTCAAAAATCTTGCAACCGCAGACATAAAAGGTATACTGACACAAAAAGTTGTTGGTGGATCAATAACAAGTGTGTCATCAACAATTACAAAAAGCATTTTGGGTAGGACATCAGGTAACAATCTACCGCCTAGTTTAAGGGGAACGGCTACCGGAGCCATTACACAGGTTGCTTCTGCAGTATCCAATGGTATATCTAGGGCGATAGGAAAAATTAAATTTTGGTAGAATAAATATTATAAATGGCATACGGATCAAATTCAAGTTCAGGTACAAATACAGGTGGCGGTACAGTCACATTTAAAGGATTCTCATCAAGGGCCGAAAGGCAGAACTTTAAGGTTTATGATTTTGAGTGTGCCAAACAGGATCTCATAAACCGTTTGTCGATAAGAAAGGGCGAAAGGGTAGAGAATCCTACATTTGGCACTATAATATACGATGCTTTGTTTGAGCCGTTCACGGCCACGTTGAAAGAGCAGATCACAGAGGACATATCGGAGAATCTCAACGCAGATCCACGTATAGCAACGGATGAGATATTGGTAAGTGAGGCAGACAATGGCATAGCCATACAAGCCACAATACGCTATGTGCCTTTGAATATCACAGAGAAACTACGCTTCTCCTTTGATGAAAATGCATTGCTTCGTCTATCTTAAAGTACGCATATAATTAATACTATAAATATCGTTATAAAAGCATATGGCCACTACAGAACGACAGAACAGATTATTAGTTGCAGAGGATTGGAGAAAGATCTACCAGGCTTTCCAACAAGCAGATTTCAAAAGTTACGACTTTGAAACACTACGTAGGACTATGGTGGCATACCTGCGTGAAAATTATCCAGACGATTTCAATGACTTTGTCGAAAGTTCAGAATATGTAGCACTGATAGATCTCATTGCCTACATTGCACAGGCACTTTCTTTCAGAGTCGACTTAAATGCAAGAGAAAATTTCCTAGAAACTGCGGAAAGAAGAAATTCCGTATTACGTTTAGCGAGACTTATTAATTACAATGCAAAACGTAATCTGCCAGCAACAGGACTTTTAAAAATAGATGCCATATCTACATCCGAAGATGTGTTTGATAGCACAGGAACTAATTTAGCAAATTCAAATATTATATGGAACGACTCCGCAAACACAAATTACAGAGAACAATTTACAGCGATACTAAATGCCGCAAACCAAACAGGACAAGTTTTTGGAAAACCTAGAGAGTCCGGAGACATAGGTGGCATAGACACAGAAGTTTATACGCTGGCCTCCAACCAATTGGATTTGCCTATTTTCACTTTTACATCAGGAGTGGGTGGAACAGATAGAAATTTTGAAGTAGTTCCAAGCAGAATTGCAGGATCCGATTCTATATATGAAGCCAGTCCGATAAATGGCACAGGCTTAACTTATGTTTACCGATCAGACGGATCCGGAGACAGTTCTAATAACACAGGGTTTTTCTTTTTATTCAAACAAGGCTCGATGCAACTTGTAGATTTTGCTGTAGAACAGGCAACAACTAATTTTGTTAAACCTATAGACACTGCCGGCATAAATGACACAGATGTATGGCTCTATAGACTAGATGAGTTTGGGCAGATCATTGAAGAGTGGGAAAAGGTGCCTGCACTGGCCGGTAATAATGCAATCTATAATTCATTATCAAAAAATAAAAGAAATATTTTTAATGTAGTCTCGAAAGTAGATGACACAATTGATCTAGTTTTTGGAGATGGAAATTTTAGTAACCTTCCTTTAGGAAACTTTAGAACTTATTACAGAACAAGTGACAATGAAAAATATGCGATACAACCAAGCGACCTGTCAAATGTTCAAATACAGGTGCCCTATTCTGATAAGAACGGTGCGACACAGACTTTAACGATAGCAATGAGTTTGAAAGGCTCTATCTATAATTCAGCGGCATCGGAATCAAATGATTCAATCAGAGAAAAAGCGCCACAGGTTTATTATTCACAAAATAGAATGATCACAGCAGAAGATTATCAGGTTGTGCCGTTAAGTGCTTCACAAGAAATAGTCAAGGTAAGATCAGTAAACAGATCAGCGTCTGGTATATCTAGGGCCAAAGAGATTTTAGATCCAACAGGTGCATACTCAAACGTAAGCACTTTTGCCGACGATGGTATATTGTATAGAGAAGAAAGCACACAGCAATTTACTTTTACATTTACTACAAGAAATCAAATACAAGACGTGATCAACAGCCAGGTAGAGGCAAAACTGAAAAACGCATACTCCAGACAATTTTATTATTTGAAATATGGGACAAAAGATTTAAGCACTTTGAGTGCAACATGGAATAGTACAACTACTTCAACTAACACAAACACAGGATACTTTAAGGCAGGCGGGCCTTTGGTCATTGGAGATTTTGCAACATCAAATATGAAATATGTGAAACCAGGTAGTTTAGTAAAATTCACATCACCAGACACAAGAGAATTTTTGAATAATACTTTAGTAACCGCTGGAACCGACAATGCCGAGGATAGACTATGGGCAAAAGTTGGAGCGGTCACAGGCGATGGTGCTAATAGCGGTACCGGAAACTTGGAAACGGGTGTTGGACCTGTAACTTTAAGTAATATTGTGCCAGACGGTTCTGTAGTTAACGCAGTGTTTCCAAACCTTACTTTATCTTACAACGCAGACCTTAAAACTGACATGATAGACAGAATTGAAGGTTACGAAGAATTTGGTGTCAGATATGATGTTGACACAGAAACTTGGAAAATTATTACTTCAACAAATTTAAGTACGAGTAATATCTTTGCTATTGGAAATGCTGGTTCCTT